CAGTAATCGTATTTCCTGGATTGATGGTAGGATACACTCCTCCAGTAATCGTATTTCCTGGATTGATGGTAGGATACACTCCTCCAGTAATCGTATTTCCTGGATTGATGGTAGGATGCACTCCTCCAGTAATCGTCTTCCCGGCGTACACATTAGTGCCAGGATAACCCACTGAACCGGTATCCGCCACAACTGGCGCACCGATAGTAGCCGATGCAACGGCAGGTGGTGCGCCCAGGAATGACGCCATATCTACCGTAGTAAGAATCCCATCCGAAGAGATGGAAGCCGCCGCAGTCTCGCCGGCTGCTGATGGTGGATTAAATAGGGACGTGGCACTAGAGGGCGAAGTGGACGCCTTACGCCTCTTGCCTGACGCAGATTCGCTAATCGCAGAATTGTTCGGGCCGCCACCTAAATTGATGGACCCTCCCTTTTGCTTAATGCGATCTAGTTGATCTTCAAGTTCTTTGAGGGCACTCAGGACTTCCTGAATACCCTCAAGCATTAACTTTAGACTAGCTGTTGACTCGATACCGTCAGGCAATTATATACTCCTTACGTGGATAGATAGAGAGGCGGGTGAGCCGCTGAACCGAGAACCGTACAAGGCCACGGTGTAAACACTTGCCCGAGGTCAACCGTTTGGTCTTCCGTGGTATTGGGAACAACACTTGTAAGTGTCAGAATCCTGGTACCAGCCAAGAAGCTAATCGTGATCGCCGCCGAGTCCGCAAATGGAACGTTGGTTGTCAACCTGGCCGCAAAGTCGAACTTTGTGTTGCAGGTAATGGGACCAGCATCCCACGCCGTCATCGTATTGGTACCGTTGAGCGGTGCGCGAGGTAGGTGGTTGTTACTGTATCCAACCTCAACGCCATAAATGTCGCCAGTAATGCCTGTAAAGGTCGTGTCCTGAAACATGAGTGGTCGTGTCGAGTCGAACGGAGAATAACCAGTCTGAACTGCGTTGGTCTTTGTGGGTACCGTCGGACAGGCGTATACGGCCTGTAATCCAACTTGCATTCCTGGCTTGACGGCAAGCGTAAATGATTCAGCTTTGGCGTTGGATAGGACGTAGGTGTCTTGGGAGTTGTTACACGTAAGTGTCAGGGCTTGAGTGTCATCAAATCCACCGGACCATGCGATTCGTGTGAACCACCATGCCCAGAATGTCGTACTCATAATTTCGTTTGCGTTGATTCGCACGTCATAATTGACGACCAGCCGTGAAGACCGAAGACCCTCAGCAAAGTTAGTCGCCCAGCTATTGCTAACAGGGACAGGAATAACCAAGTTTCGTGGTTGAGTCAAGCTCCACGACTTGACAGGTATAGTGAGCGTATTGGACCCATCACTATGAGTGATAAACCCGTTACGTCCTTGTGCAATAGGAATGCTTGCCATGTTTTATTCTCCAGTTAAGTGTACTATAATTCGTTCCGCTACCTGTGAAACAGCCTCTTCTCGTAACCGAACAGGCCGAGGGGGAACGTGGGATTGCTCCGCATTCGTGCCACCGTCTTGTTGAAGTTCCGCATAAAACAGGGTTGAACCCACTGTAATGCTATCGGACCCGATAATTTCAATGTGATCACCGCCGGGTTCAGACCATGACCTTAAAAGCGCCCCGCTTTCAATAAGGATTGCAGGGTCACCTTCGCCGTTTCGGTGCCGTTCCTCCATTCTCCTCGGGGATAAAGGCAACCATACAGGGTCACCTTGTTCCCAAAATTGGCTGGCAATATCTTCATTAAAAATCTCTCCAGCGTCTTTCAGAAGATTTTCAATGGTGCAGTTGGACATCATGGTTGAAATTATTTCCGACCATCCCGTACAATCGAACTGCACCTCAAGAGTCATTAAGGCTCCACTGGCCTACCGGCTGGGGTTTGTGAAATGGCTGTAATCGTACCGGCACTAATTCCACCTGCCGCCACGATACCGCTGACCGCTAAAATAAGACTTCCGGTTGGTGCTGGTGTGGCACCTCCAGGTGTCAAAGCAATCGTGCCGTTAGTGGTGACGTTGGCCGTCCATGTCTGGCCTGTCAATACTGACGAGTAATTGGCTGGGTCACGTGCCGTACCTGTAACTGTCACAGTTCCGGTACCCGTCAATCCTGACACTGTTAATGCTGGGAACCCTCCAGCGTATAATGTGGAGTCAATCGTCACACCTGCCGTCTGCCCGGTGCCCACAATTAACTGTCGTAAGTAATTCGTGTATGCGGCTCCAGGTCCAGACCCCGGCGCGGCGGCATAGATGTTCCACGGCGACGGATTGACACCAGCAAACCATGAGGCACCGAGCGCAAGCCATGAAGGGTGTTGCAGACTCGCCCAATAGCTGATCGGATTTGCGGTGTTCAGGTAGGTAAGGTATGTGTCCAAGTTTCGCACGGTTTGGCTAACTTGTGCCTGGATGATATTATTTTGAATAGCGAACAAAAGCTGGGATAGATTTCGACCGGCCTGGGTAACACCGTCGGTGATCTGCACCAGTGTTACGCCCGAGTTTGCAAGTTGCGCTTGAAGAGATAAATCCCCGCTACCGGTAATGGCTGTCGATATGAGCGCGGCTTTGTTGGCGGCTCCCCATCCCGCATTGCGTGGTCCGTATCCAAATCCGGAACCACTTGTGCCGAGAATTTCAAGGTAATACCCGACGCAGTTATCGAGGATTGAGTTTAAGGTGGTTGCTGTAATAACTGACATATTTCACTAAGTTCCCGGCAAAACATCGTAATCGGGGTTAAATTCATTGGATGCAGGAGCGTATTTTTGATCGCCAGTAAGCGAATCAGATGCCAAACCAACCTGCAATCTAAACTTCCTATCGGCTTGCTTGGAGCCAATCGAACTATATCGCACTAACTCTGGTACCGACGTGAACCCTTTAATTAGGTTGCGCATCATACGCTTGTAGGTTCCGTCAATATACCTGGCGTACGTGGTTGCTCCACCTCCACCATGCGAGTCGAGTGAAACGTCCGCGAACCCTTGAACCTGCGCGTATGACATGCTTTCAATGATTGAGGCGGTCAAAAGATTTGCCATTGTCAGCACGTAAGCAGGTGGAGGATTGTTAATCTGCACGTTATTTGGGTTGTACGGCCAGAAAAAGTAGTTGGCGAGGTCGCCGTCGATCTGGCTGTCACAAATGGCAGACGCGACCGTAAATAGATCACCTGCATTAGTGATCTGGTTCTGACACAAAGTCTTAACCGTGTTCTGGTTCGCGTATGGCATATTAATACAAGAATACCCCCTGAATTGCGTTCAGGGGGTATTTCTCGGTCACTAGAGTCCTGCGGGGAGTGTGCAGGTGATAAGGTAACCGCATTCCGAGGCGATAACCTTATTGCTCCAGTTGTAGTTGTCGATGTACTTGTTGGACATCGGGTCCAACTTTCGCTCGACCACAACATTGTCCTCATTCCAGAACCGAGCACCGTATGTAAGAACATACTTCTGCATAGGCTGAGGAGCGACGTAACCGACCCAGATGTTATCTGGCATGATACGAGTGTTGGATGTCGCTTGACCGTCGTTATTGGTGTTGGCGATTGCCTGTACGTACTTGACTTGGATGCCAAGCAAGTTCTGAGGAAGCATCAAACCACCAATCTCGACCGTTGGAACAACGTACTTGACGCTTTCCTGGTACTGGGTCGTCAAAACGATTGCGCGCATTGTGTCAGGGTGCATGACGAGCATGTTCGGGCTGACACCAGAGGCGAGTTCAACGGTTCGTACCGCGACGGCAAGAGGAGTCTTCCAGTCGGCAGTAGCCGCCGTAGACAAATCAAGAGTCGTGCTACCGGAGTTCTGACCGGCTGTGTTGAGCGGACTTGCTGAACCGAACGAAATGATCTCCTGTTCAAGAAGAAGCTTCTCCTTCACGAACTGGACGGCGACAACCGAAAGATCAACTTCGTCGTCAACTTCATTCTGCTCGTCGTCGTAAACGAACGTGGAGAATGCGTGTCGGTCCAAAGCATATACGTCGTTCGTCCAACCGAAGTCCGCACTGACTGACTCTTGACGAACGCCTCGGTAGGTATTCGTGTAGTCGTACAGCGTCTTATCGAACTTGAGGTAGTTTCCGGTCGCCATCTTAACTTTAAGTGGCTTCCAAACCTCTTCGGCTATAAACCGGTGGTTTTTATACAGAACCGACATATTGCTCAGGAGTTTATTGTAACCTGATGCGACTGAATTAGGCATGTTTCTTCAATATCTCCTTATGCGTAGAACGGTGCCGTCTGTAGTTCGACCGGAACCAAATCGTACTGTGCCGTTGTCGTGGTAAGTGCATAACCCAATGGGAAATACAATACGTTAGCGCCAGTTGACTGCGGAACAACTGCCGTGTCGTCTACCAATCCCACGTTATACGTGAGGGTCGGTGTACCGCTCGGGAGTGACATGACACCCAAGAGAATGCGAGGCAAGTTGGTCAACGGAGTCTGCGCGTTTGTTCGGCTCACGTTGGCTACGTGGAACAATCGCGTATCAGCCGTTACCGCCGCATTGCAGATCGCAGGGAAGATACCTTTTGTGACTACCGAGATTGACTTACCGCTGTAGGTGGAACTCATCGCGATACCTACGATTCGGCGCGTTGGCAGATTTGCGGATACGGGGGTGGGAACGTACAGGTTGCCAAGCGCGGCTCCCTGAATACCAGCCGCAATCGCATTCGTTACGTCCGTTGCATTTCCAAGGCTTACCGAAGAGAATGCGGCAAGGGGTTGACCACTGTTAAGATTGTCGTAGTAGATACCTCCTACGATAGCGTCTTTAATTGGCTGTTCCCAAACCTGTTGTGTAAAGGCCATTAGTTAGGCACCTCCGACATGTTTCTGATACCGTGCTTTTTCAAGACTTCGCGCAATGCGACATCTTGGCCGACGTTGCTCGCCTGTGCCAGCTTCTTGGCTTCGCTCAGGAAGAACTCTGCGTTCTTTGGCTTACGGTCCCGAGCCTGGACAGGCTGGAATCGCTCCGAAAGACTTTTGGACTTGTGTGCGCCATCAAACGGAGTTTGCTTTTCTTTGTCTCCGTCTGCATCACCCATCTCCATCTGGCCGTCTTCGTCAAGGTTTGCATCCTCGTCGCTATAAGCCTTACCGGTTGGCTGAATGTGAACGACATCACCTGGGAGCGAGTTAATCGTCTCCGTAAGCATGTCGATTAGATCGCACTTTCGAATACCGCCGGTTCCTTGCCGATAAATCGACCCGGTGTTACCTTCGGCTTCTTCGGCCAGTTCGACCACTCGCATACCGCTATTGATGATAGTTTCGGCAAGCTTGGCAAACTGCAATGCGGCTTGAGGAGTCAAAGACCCTCGTTTCTCCATTGCGTTTGACAACACTCCACCAAACTTATCAAGCTCTGCGGCTCGTTTAGTCTGAATTTCGCGCAGTTCGTACTGCTTAATTTTCTCGGCAAGCGAGATATTTGCCTGTTTCGCCTTATTTGCCTCTTCCGACAAGGTAACCACTTTAGCGGCTTCCTCTTCGGCCTTAGCAAGTGCGGCTTTCAGGGTTTCAATTTCATTTGGCATTGATTGGTTACCTCTCTCGGTTGCGACCGAGAATTCCGACAAGTTTAGGACGCGCATCGCAGGTTCCATACCCTTGATGAATGGACGATTAGTGAGCCCGAGCCCGGAAAGCACGTTTTCAGGCTTACGGGTAGCTGGGTTCTCCCAGTTAAAAAATAGTTCCGACGAGCAAAACGCGAGACTGCCTTCATCAACCATCTTGGCAATATCGGGCGACGTTAGCTCTATGTAGGCATACAAGCTCTGCTGGTCGTCAGATAGCTCCAGCGCACGGATAAACCCGCAATCATGTCGGTCACTGTTGGAGTGAGCCTTACCAGGAATCTCGTCCGGGGTGCGCTGTACGGGTCCGTCGATAGGCACGGGATAATAAACCTGTGCGTCGAAATTGGATTTTAATTCCTGGAGCAATGCTGATGTAACGATCAGAGTGTCTTCGTTACCGTCTTCGTCTTCGGAATACTTCCAATCGCCCGTTTTAAGGACTTGAATGCGAAATAGCCCATCCTTATCCTTTACTGGGATATTGGATAGAAAATATATTGATTTCTGGCTATGCACTCATAATCGTGGTTTGGTGTTCTGCGTATTACGGCTACTACCAACTAAAATTATACACTATCTTCAAAATAAGGCCCATAAAACACAAAATCCCCACCTAAAAATAGGTGGGGATTCAAAAGTGGCCTTAGAATTTTACGCCGAGCGTGGCAACAATGCCTGTGCTTAGTTGCTTGCCGGTATTCATTGTCACTGCCGCACCGAACGTTCCAATATATGGTGTCTGCGGGAGCGTCCAAGAGCCAGTCAATGAAAATCCCGTCATGCCCGTAAAGTTTGAGAAACGAGGATTGTCGCTCGTCGTGCCGACGATTGCTGACAAATCAAGTCCAACCTTTTTAAGCTGGTCAATTCGTGTCATCAAGATTGGGCCGTACTGGTGCGTTTTAAAATCCATATAGATTGCCGGTCGAACTGGAGCATCCTTGGGAATGGTTACAGTAAACGACTGAGCACTTGCGCCAGCGACGATTGCGGACATTGCGAGAAAAGTTGTAATTGTCTTCATAATTTTCCTACCTCGGATACTTTACCCTTTTCCAAGAGGGAAAAATCCACCTTCAATCTCAAACATGCGTGAAATGTTGTCGGGATTGTCGAGTTGAGTCCTTTGCTCAATCTTCTCTACCGTCATTGGTAAGCCATTTTTTATGGTTACCATGCTTAAATATCCTTGTTTGAGTCGCCGCATTAAAAGTATTAAAGCGTACTCTGAGAGGTGCAAATGGGTCGTAATGTGGCCTTCTGGTACCTCCGGATGCGCCACAATGCCTTTGGTTTCAGGCTCTTTAGATTTCGTTTGGTTTGATTTGACTGTTGACATAAGCTAATTCATCCTGTGCTTGAGTGATAACGGAGCATTTGAACCGCATTCGGAAACCCCGAGAGAGCATCCCTTGATTTGATAAGACTTCAATATATCTCGTGTCTTGAACTGGACAATACGCTCGTCCGTTGGCGTTGATATAGACGACGACCTCGCCATCTGATAGGTTTAGCGACATACTGCGTTGAAGCAGGACATCTTTGATGCCAGAGGCCATCTTTTCCACCGACCTTGCTAACACTTCGGGTTCTGTGCCGCGAATCATCCCGTAAATATCAAACTGGAATTGAGTCAAATAGTTATTTGGCATCGAATACCAGTCGTAATCCTCGGAAATATGCTGAATCATGACAAGCGGATAGCTGTTTCCGTCTGGAGCCGCTTTCCAGTAAGGCAACACAAATTGCAACTCGTAAGGGCCAGCTTCCAGCAACAAGGCATCAATGTAGCTCTTTTGATCTGAAATGGCATCCGCGATTGCTTGTGCGACCATTGCTGAGTCTGCCATTATAGTAGCCACTCCTCGCAAGTGATAGACCGATATTGTGAGTCAGGATAAATCGTCTTGAGTAATCCCACAAGATCGTCGGCCTTTGTCTTGCTTTTGAATAGCATCCGCTTTCCATCCTTGGAAAAAATAACGGATTCACCCGATGCCCATATGACGCGTACAAACCAACGCTTATTCATCGTTGCCTCTTGCCGGGGCTGAGTTTAATTGTGCGGCCCGATACTCACGGTTCATAGCCATGAAGTAGGCGGCAACTGCATACGGCATTGTCATGATATTTGGCTCCCATAGTTTTCCGAGGTACGCATCGAATAATGCGACCTCGGCTTGAACTATTTCGTCTTTTTGTGCCCCTTCACTTCCCCAGCGGTAGGCGACTCCAACAAAAAAAGTAACCGATCTGGGTCAGGCTCCGACGCAAACTGAACTTCTTCAAAAATGGCCTGTGCCATAAGCGGTGATAGGTTCTCTACCGTCGCTCGGTCCATGCCTGTTGAGGCCATGATTAGCTCTAGGTTCATCCGTGACTGGTCGAGCCTGAACTCCCCCTGTGATACCGTTGTCGATACCCGTGCCGCTTCGATCTTTTGACCGTAGGTATACGGTTTAATATCGACCACTAGCTCCTTTAATGAGCCGCTTTCACGTGCCGCCTTGAGCAAATCTTCTTGATTCTTGACGTATGCGTCGGTGTCAAGCCCGGACTTCTTAGCAAACGCCACACTGCGCTCTAAACGCTCACCTGTCGGAAGAACCGCAAGTCTGCCCTTATCGTCTTCGATGTACTGGAATTGTACTTGCATTAGTTGTCACCAAACCCAAACGCCAGGTGCTTGCAATCGCTTACTAGCCTATCAGTAACGCTTACGGACAACCTAAATTGGTCAAGTCCGGTCTGTTCCATTGAAAACACGACAATCGCATCATGAAGAATGGCAATTTCAGTGTCGCCGTCCACCATTGGACCTTTCCCGTTGGCGGCGCGATTGCGCTTAACAATATCGACCACTGCACTAAGAACTGTCTCAAATCTTTCTGTATTATCCATGCCACTTCCCTACAAGCGTATCGCTTGCTAATTTTTCAATCAATCGTGCGTCTGATAACCGACGCGTCTGTGTCAAATCCCGCAAGATGGACAGGATTTTCAATAATGCACCTACCATCTGCTGATTTTGCTTGCAAAGTGTTTCGTGCCCAGGGTGTCCGCTCATTGGCTGGCGACACGCCTTGCACTTGAATTCAGATGCGTCCCACTCGGATAGGACTACTTCTTGTTCATTTTCCATTTTTACTCCCCGTCTGGTACTCCCCGGTTCAGGAACCTTCCTTGCTCCGGATCAAACCATACAATCAATGTACCTTCGCTAACCCGCCAAAGCGAGATTTGCATGGGTTTTGACTTCAAAATATCCCCCACTTGTTCGATAACGTGGGGGACAGCTTCTTCAAACGTTAGATTTTCCATTTATCCTCAAGGGGGAGCCGCACCTGCCGGTTCCCCCGAAATTTCCTGCTGGTTGGTCGGGTCTACCGATTCTGGTGAAATCACCCCGAGGCTTCCAGCTTTTTGAATCATGTACGGGATGCCTACACTTTGGAGGATATAGGCCCAGTCAATTCCAATCTGGTTACCGTTACCATCCATAAGTGGCTTACCGGATGCCGCTGACTGGATAATTGCCGTCATAAGCATGAGGCTTGGGTCCACGTCAGGTGGCTCAAACTCAATAACGATAGGAGGAGCCCCGTCGCCAAAGTTCAAGCGATTCCACGGTGCCAGAATTTGCTGGTCTATAACTTGCTTGAGCCCGTCGAGCCGCGCATTGACCTGGCGCAAGAACAAGTCGATCATGGACTTTCCTAGCGTGTAGGTTCCTCGGTCTGGAGACTCGCTGGTTGCGTACCCCGGAATACCGAACGACGTGCGAACCATGTCGTTGATATGCTTAATCATCTCCACGTAATGCTGGGCCCCATCACCCTTCACTTCCAGGAGGTCGATTCCCCAATACTCTTTGCTGGTCTGCGGATCAAACTCAGATGCGTATGCGACGGATGCTCCAGAATTGAGCCCGTCAAGAATCCCCATCATGATGTCTTTGTTGTCGACTCTCTGTGGAATGCCATTGGAGTCAACTTGACCCGTAGCAGTAAATCCTGGACGGAATTTACCCACCTTGTAGGGGGCTCCGTAGAGGTCTGCCCACTTCGCCATATCGTCGTACAGACGCTCTGCTAGTCGCACGAACGGGATAGAAGACTTTGTTTGGGCAAATCCGTACACGGAGTCGAATTCACGGTCGTTGACGTAGTGAACAAGCTTTGAAGCTGGAATGTCAATTCGTCCTGCCATCGCTGGAACGTACTGTTTAATTCCTCCAAAGTCTCCTGTGAATGGGTCAACACACAAGATTGTGTCGCTTGGATCGAAGTATACAAATTTCTTAAATCCGACTGCGTAGGGGAAAATATACTCTTCAACCCCCGAGTCTGACTGCGACGTTGATGTCCGGACGTTGTACTTGTACTCTTCGACTTTTTCTGCGACTTGATTTCCAAATTGCAATGCTCCTCGTGTAAGGTTTTCTGTTAGCCCTCGTATATGGGGCCGAATCAATACTGCCGCCAACTGGACCGCCTGGTCGTTAGGCGAGACAAAATGGCATCCAGCACGGCTAACAGCAGATACCACAACATTAACACAATCGCGCAGAACAGGATAAAAGCGGACCTTATCATACGTGTCATAGTCAACCTCGTCGTAGCGAATCGCAAGGGCCGCATTGGGGCCGTAAGGCATCTTGACTGCGCCCTGCGACGGAGAAGTAAAGCGCGCTTCGCCGGTACGCCCGAACTGCCTTGGGTCGATTGCGGCACCTCCTCCGAGGTAATTCGCAAACGACTGTACCATCTCCGCAAGTCGAGCCTTCACGCCCTGCGGAGTTTCCTTGCTGACAATCGGCACCTGGAATGAGTTAGTCTGCGCCAGTGGTGCCGTCAGCTTGTTCTGTTGTGATTTCGGTGAATTCCGCATCTTGTATTTCCATTTTAGCATCCTGGCCTTGGATTGCTTTGATTGTCTCCTGAATCATGGATGAAACTTCTACATTGACAGTAACACCCCCGGCCACGGGCCCGAAGTGCTCTCTGTCGAATCTTTCCAGTAGCCATGTTGAAGCTCTCCAGTCGCCAAGAACTTCCTCTTCAATCTCCATCGTCCCTTTCTCGCTGACGACGGTTTTCTTTTTGACTTGCTTGACCCCCGCCGACGCAATTCGGTCGAGGTACATTTCGACTGCTTCCGTCTGAGCCTTTGCAATCTTGTCCGATAGTTCCTCGTGGTGTTTGCGTACGTAATCGAAGTCCTTTCGACGCACCCCTGCGGACGCACACGCATGACCGATAGGCATACCACGTGATATTAACTCCAGGACAACATCCATTCGCCCCAAGAACTCTTGCGGCAACTTTGACCCTGGTGGGTGCAACCTTTCCAAGTCTAGACTAGGGTTCATTTTGTACCGCCATTCCCCAGAACCCTACAATCGTATAGCACGACACAATGTCGACGCAACCGACGATAAAGAAACCGGCTCCAACCTTGTGCTTGAGATATAGCCCAAGCCACATGAGTAACGCCGACGAAATAATAGACGCGTAGGATAACTTTTCTGCCCACGGCTTCATTCGATACACTCCGCTTGCAAACCTACAATTACTTCCCCGAGCACGGTTGCACGAATTGCCGCCGCATCTCTTACGTACTGCGGGATAGGCACAGCGACTTCTTCCGCATTCCATTCTTGTTGCATTGTAAGAGACTCCGTGCAAGCATCGAAGTACAAGTCGGACAACTTCTTAATGTAATTCTGAATTTTCTCTTCCATTTTTTAATATCCTTTCCAAGTCTTCCCGAACCATATCGCAGATATGCGCCTGACCCATAGAAATCCCAAACATAAGATCGTCGGCAGGTTTCTGTTTCTGCGTAATGTTGTGGAGGAACTTCATTTTTGCAATCAGGTTTTCAATTTCCTTTTCCATTTACTTCATCTATCTTATCCATAAACGATTATAGAAGATGAAAACACGAATCTTAAAGAAAACGAAGAAAAAAACTTGACAGATCGGGTACGCTAGATCGGTTCCACGCTCCCCTGATAGCAAGAGCGAGACGCCCGCATACAACGAAACTTGGAAAGATACAAGAAGAGAACCAGTCCGAAAGAGAATAACGAATTACTCTTATTGTTTCTGTCTCCCAAAATGAATCACGATTAACTTCCCTGCGCTACTCTCAGTTAGGATGGAGTGATAACCTCGTAATAATACTAGGTAACTAATTTGTAAATCTATTGCTTTTCTAAATCTGGATTCGGGTTTGGAATCGAAATTGGAAATTGGTTTGGTTTTTCATTGAATGGGCTATAGGCCCCCGCATACAACGAAACTTGGAAAGATACAAGAAGAGAACCAGTCCGAAAGAGAATAACGAATTACTCTTATTGTTTCTGTCTCCCAAAATGAATCACGATTAACTTCCCTGCGCTACTC